CTGCTACTGTTTGAGCCATATTATTCTCCGTTTAGTTTACTTTCTAATTCTTCGACTTTTGCCGAAAGTTCTTGTACTGCTTTGATAAGTGGATGTACAAACATCTCTTGTGATACAGCCTGTATGCCACTACTCTCTTCTTTATCCCAACCACCAAAGTCAGTTATGTTATGTTTATCTAAAGCTTCTTTGACTTCCTGTGCTATAAGACCATACATCTTTTTTTTGTGTTCTGGTTCTGTAGCTTCTGCATCGTAATCAGGTAAAGTGTTGTCTATGTCTGCTTTGGCTTTCCAAGTAAAAGTTACAGGATTTAAGTCATTTATAAATGCTAAACCACAGTCTGTGTTAGATGTTATATTTTCTTTGTATCGTTCATCGGAAACTCTTGTCCAAGAAGCATTAGAAGTGTAAGCATTATATACTCTGTCATTACCAGTGTTTCTTCCTAGAGTTATATGGTCAGCACCAACACTTAAAGTATTATAACCAAGAACAATTTGATAAGAAGTGCTTGCTGATGACCCTCCGCAGTACGAACCTATAAATGTATTTTGTGAACCTGTAGTCGTACTTATACCATGATGTCCTGTTTGATAACCTATCGCAACATTTGAAGAACCTGTGGTAAGCCCATACATAGCGTATGTACCTAAAGCAGAAGTTTCTGATGATGTAGTGCTTTGTACCATAGATTGAAAACCAACAGTAGCATTATTTACACCTGTAGTATTTGCTGTTAGAGAACCTCCTCCAACTGCTGTGTTATAAGCACCTGTAGTATTAGCATCTAAAGAAGTGTTACCTACTGCTGTGTTGTTATGACCTGTAGTGTTTGCAAATAAAGCATTAAAACCAATCCCAGTATTGTTAGATGCTGTTGAATTAGTTTCTAAAGCACTATCACCCAATGCAGTATTGCTTGCACCTGTGGTGTTGTAATATAAAGCGTCTTTACCAATAGCAGTATTACCATCAGCAGTAGTGTTATTGTATAACGCACCTACCCCAAAAGAACTATTGTTTTGTCCTGTAGTATTATTTTGAGAAGAATTAGTGCCCACTGCTGTATTTGAGCTACCTGTAGTGTTTGCTGATAAAGCAGTTGCTCCAACTGCTGTGTTGCTAGATGCAGTAGTATTTGCACCTAAAGCACTTTTACCTATAGCAACATTGCTACTACCTGTGGTGTTTGCGTCTAAAGCATCTGCACCAACCACTACGTTTTCATTACCTGTCGTGTTTGAAAGCAGAGAATCTCTACCAACTGCTACGTTATTTGCTCCTGTAGTGTTTAATAACATAGAAGCATAGCCAACTGCTGTATTGTTATCTGCTGTTGTATTAGATGTAAGAGCATCATGTCCTATACCTGTATTTGAAGCACCTGTCGTATTAGCATCTAAAGTGCCTTTACCCATAGCAATATTGTCAGAACCTGTAGTGTTTACACTTAAAGCAGCTTTTCCGACTGCTGTGTTGTTAGCACCTGTGGTGTTGCCTTGTAAAGCACCTTGACCAAGACCTGTATTGTTAGAACCTGTAGTCGTGCCATATAAAGCATTGTGACCAAGACTCGTATTTTGCGCACCTGTAGTGTTTGAAAAACCAGCAGAATAACCAACTGCTGTGTTATTTGATGCGGTGGTATTTGCTCCTAAAGCAGAAGCACCTACAGCAGTGTTTGCTGTTCCAGTTGTGTTAGCACTTAAAGTTTCATTACCTAAAGCTGTATTTGCATTTGCGGTTGTATTGGCATCTAAAGATAGATAACCTACTGCTACGTTATATTGTCCTGTAGTGTTTGCGTATAAAGCACTTCTACCAACTGCCGTGTTGTATTTTCCTGTTGTATTTGTATACATAGCAAAAGAACCAACTGCTGTGTTAAAAGCATTTGTAGCACTTGTAAAGTTTTGACTTCTTAAAGCTGATGGACCTACTGCAACTGAATGTGAGCCTAGTGTATCTGTTGTTAAGGCATCATAACCTATTGCTACATTTTCTCCACCTTCAGTATTTGCATCACCAGATAAATTACCAACTGCGACATTTTTTGTACCTGTAGTGTTTGCTGCTAAAGCTGCGTAACCTACTGCTGTATTATTAGCTGCTGTATTGGCTGCTAATGCTGTTCCTCCTACTGCTGTATTTGCTGCATTTGTGGTAAGTGCAGTCAAAGCAGACCTACCTATTGCAGTATTGTAGTTACCAGTAGTTATAGCATCTCCCGCTCCTTGCCCTACTGCTGTGTTGTAAGATGCTGTAGTGTTTGCTCCCAAAGCACTTGTTCCAACTGCTGTATTTTCAGCACCTGTAGTGTTTGCATCTAAAGCTGCATTTCCTACAGAAACATTATTAGTACCTGTGGTGTTTGATTTTAAAGAATCTCTACCTAGTGCTGTATTACCACCTCCTGTAGTGGCAGCACCTAAAGAGTTATGACCTACTGCTGTATTAGAATTTGCAGTTGTAGCAGCATCTAAGGCGGTTGAACCTAAAGCTACATTGTATGCCCCTGTAGTGTTAGCACCTAAAGCATCAAAACCTACTCCTGTGTTTCCTGATGCTGTTGTATTTGCGTCTAATGCACCATACCCTACAGCAACATTTGATGCTCCTACTGTGTTTGCTGTTAAAGATGCGTAACCAACTGCTGTGTTATTTGATGCGGTGGTATTTGCATCTAAAGAATATGTGCCAACAGCAGTGTTAGATGCACCTGTTGTATTTGCTTGCATCGCAGCCATACCTACTGCTGTGTTGTTAGAAGCTGTCGTATTGGCTTCTAAAGTGTCCTTACCTACTGCTACGTTACTTGCTCCTGTGGAGTTTAAAATTAAAGCATCTGCTCCAATAGCAGTATTATCATCTGCGGTAGTGTTTGCACTAAGAGCTTTGTCTCCAAGAGCAGTGTTGTTCGATCCTGTGGTTAAAGCGTCTCCTGCATTTTCCCCTATCGCTACGTTATCCGTTCCCGTTGTTAAACCTACTCCTAACGCACCACTTCCTAGTCCTATGTTTCCTGTTCCGCCTGTTAGATCCAGGACATCTGTTACAGCAGCACCTGATCCAGCACCGTCTGTAACAATCATTTTTATTCCGCCATTAGGAATAACTACGTTAGCTCCAGAACCTTGTGAAATAGTTACTGTATCACCAGCACTATTTTGAATTATCCAACATTTATTTACCGTGTTGGGAGCTAAAGTTACAGTACAAGCTTGCGATAAAGATCCTGTAAGAGTAAGTGACATTGCTCTGGCTGCATCACTAGCTCCGTCTGCCATAGTAATAGTAGCCGTAGAAGCATCACTTAATGCTTCAGAACCACTACCAAAAGCTTCACCAATCAACTCTAGGTTAGTGTTTGTGCTTGTTCCCCAAGTTCCTGACTCGTCACCTGTAGCTATTTCTTTGAGTCTTAAATCATTTACATATGTGGCCATTTATTTCTCCGTTCAATTGATTATATTACCTTTCTTATGCATAGTTAAGCAACATCTTCCCAGTTAGGGGTTTGGCTATCATCTATGGTTGTAAAACTAGGCGTTTGATCTTCTGATATGTCTTGAAAATTTGGTGTTTGCTCATCGTTTACATCACTCCAAAGTATAAAAGGCTCTCCAACTTCACCTGTAGATGAAAGGCCTGTCAAAACCACCCCTGCTTTTGCTATAACTGTTATAGAACCTAAAGAACTTGTTAATCCAAAACCAGAAACGGTAACTACATCATTATGATGTACTGCAACAGATCCAAGGCTTGCCGTTGAGCCTAATCCAGCTACAGGAACATTGGCCTCTCCATCAATATCTACAGAAACTGTACCAAGAGTACCAACTGCTCCCTGTATTGAAGCTATTGCTTGAGCATTGACACCAGCAACAGGTGAGCCTGTCGTTCCAACAACACCATTAATACCAATTTTTCCGCCAGCATCTACTGCGGCTCCGCCATTTGAGGCCGTTGCTGCGTTAGGTGCTGTAAGTGTGACATTAGCAGCTGCTGAAGGCGTTACAGAGCCTAAAGCTGAAGTGGCTACTAAAGTAGAGGGTATTACGTTAGCTTCAGCATCTACACTGGCTGATCCTAACGCAGAAGTTCCAGCTACACCCGATATGGTGAAGCTTATAGGTATTGATGCTGGTTGACCCCAGGGACCCTCGCCCCAGCCAGCTCGACCCCAACCTGACATTTAGGGTTACGCTATTCTTATAATAGCTGTACTTGCTGCTGCCGCAGGGAAAACTACCGTAAAGTCACCAGCAGTTGAAGTTTTATCTCCACCGAAATCTATAGTGGCAACTGACTTATCGCCATTTGTATCGTTATAGATCATACAACCTCTTGCAGTCACAGTAGCAGTACCAAAAGTCAAATCTGCAAAATCAGTAAAGCCTGTTGTACCAGAACTTGTTGGCGCTACTTTTGTTAAAGCATTGCCGCCAGAAGTATAATTAGTACCACTTGCTTGTCCAGTAGTTGTAAATGCAGTTGTAGTTGCTCCAAGTGTTGCAGAGCTTGTATAGAGAGCAAGTTTGAAAGCATTACCATTAGTAGCAAAATTATGTGTTGCAGTTAATAGTTCTTTTTTAAAACTTGTTGTTAATGTTGATGAAATAGCCATATTTATATCCTTTTTACAATTTTAGCTACATCTTCTTCTCCAGCTTTCAAAAGCTCTTGAATTAATGTCGCCTTATAAGATTTTATAGCATTTTTCAAATAAATTAAACAAACCTGTTGAATTGCTTCTTTATAGACTCTAGCCTGCTCTCTAACATGCGGTTCACTATCTTCGGATACACTTACAATTTTTTCGGCTAATCTTTCTGCCCAGAACTCTGGTGGATGTCCGCCAAAGTTGGAAGTTTTAGCTTCTATTATGCCTAGACTCGGCATAGCTACTGGTGTAATTTCATCTACCATACTTTTGGATCTCCAGCTTTTACTTCTTTGAGATGTGTATCGTACCTGTCCATTAGCATTGGTTTTTGTTCATTTGCAGGTCTGCCTTCTATTTGGCTTTTATTGAAAACACGCAATTTGTTTTCTTCGTCATGTACAATTATTTTGGGATCATCTAAACGATGATATCCATATAATTTATCCTCTACAGGTATAGATGTATCCAGTAGAGTAGAAGAATTGGCAACTTCAATTCGAATACCTTCATTTTGACATTTTGAAAGCCAATACTCTACGCACCCTCTACCTGATTCTGCAAAATATAAATTGCCTGTATAGGTAAAATCTACACCAAACATTTTGATGCAACCTACTTTATTCCATAGAGCAAAAGCTATAGCGTAAGCCACAGTATTATTCAGGTAGTAGCAGTTTAAATCTCTTACCACCTCCTCTATAGGGTATAAAACTAGGCCTTTTGCTCTGTCATCTAACTCACATGTGTATATTGGTCCTTCATGTGTTTTGAGTAGTTTTTTCATTGAATTTGTTTGACCGCCTGCATCATCGCTGTCAAAAAAACGACTAGCTGGATCTAACATAAATATACGATCATGGAATATAACGTCTGCTACGGCATTTATTGCCCAAACTTCGTCAAAATGAACTCCGTGTGATTTAGCAAGATTGTAGTCAAACCAACTACGTCCCATACCTACGATGGCTACAGTCTTGCCCTCAAGTTTCTTGATAGGCTTCATACTTTCTCCTTATTAACTTACATTAGAGCGAAGAGAGTCATAACGATATTCATCGCGTCTTCCTCTAGCTTCTGCTCTATTTTTCAATCTATCAATTTCTTGTAGGAATCTTTTTTCGTAAGTTGCCAGTAAATCTGGTTCACCCTTCATAAAAGTATAGCCCTCGACTAACGAGCCATAAAGCAAAGCGTCTCTGGCGTTATTTGAAAGCCAGGTACCCCCTGTATTTGTGACCAAACTAATTGGCCTATATAAATAATGCAATTCTACTGAGTAGTTTGCATCTGGTAATGGCGCGACGGTGATAGTTGTTCCAGAACTTCCAGAAGTGCTGTATTCCTTATCAAAGTCAGCGTAGTATTTAGGCAGCCCTCTCAAGCTGGTGTCAGTAATATCAGGAGTAAATTCCTGCATAAAACTGGGGTGTTTCTTTTCCAGAAAATGATAGTCACTTGAACTATCTATAACTGCCAACGAAAAACTCAAAATAAAATCATTAGGACAAGTTAAAAATCTGTTACCTGCCGTAAGACTACCTGTTTGATTTTTCCTAAAGAAATCTTCTTGTACTAAATTAAATATACGATCTTCAGCATTTTTAACAAAATCTGGAATGGTGTTGTTAAAAGTAGTCTCGTTATAATCGAGATAGTTTTGAATCAAAGTATACAATTCAGTATAAGTCATGTTTTTATTATACCTCTTTAATCAGCAATCATGTCAAGGCGTGTTAGCTGTCCACCCCATAGCGCTATGATTCGTACAATAATAATATAATGTTGGCGCTCCCGAGGCTACGGTTATTTGTGTGTAAGCTCCTGAACTACCTGGTGTGCCGTTTGTCAATACTCCTGTTGTATACTCCGATCCACTAGCATGTGTACCATTTGCTGTAGTTGAAAAACGTAATGGGTGTCCGCTGTTACTAGAATCGCTTTGATCAAACCTATATGTGCCTCCCTCAGACAAGCTCAAAGTGACATCAGCCGTAGCTGTAGAACCATTTATTGCAAATTTGTTTGTTGATCCTACGTTGTAGTATGGATGATTAGAAGGATTACCCCCAACAACGGAAATTGTGTAAGTAGCATCAATAGTATATGCAGTCCAACCCATACCTGAATGATTAGTGCAATAGTAGTAAAGTGTTGGCGCTCCAGAAGCTACAGTTATTTCTGTATAAGCACCAGAGCTACCAGGGGTTCCTACTGTAGTAACTCCAGTAGTATATTCTGAACCTCCAGAGTGTGTTCCGTTTGCTGTAGTGCTGAAACGTAATGGATGTCCGCTATTTGAAGAATCGCTTTGGTCAAATCTATAAGTCTGACCTTCTGTTAAATAGAGTGTGACATCCGCTGTAGCTGTTGATCCGTCTATTGCATATTTATTAGAGGATCCGAAGTTATGATAAGGATGGTTTGATGGATTACCGCCTACTACAGTCACTGTGTAAGTTGTGACCGTTTCAGTAGTTACTGATACTGTTCCAAGAGAAGCCGTACTAGCCAAGCCTGTAACCGTTACGTCAGTTGTTATATTACCAGTAACTGATACGGTTCCTAGATTAGACGTAGCACTAAGTCCATCCAAAACAGCGACATTAGAAGGAATGTCTTGGGTGGTGGATACTTGTCCAAGAGACCCTACACAAGCAACACCTTGGAAGTTTGTTCCAACAATATTTGGGTCCATTGAGTTGCCTTTTGTTATATCACTGTATGTAACTACAACGAATCCTTCACCCACTTCTTTATCATTATTTGGTCTTGGCTTATATAAAGCCTCTGGATCAACTACTACTGGTCTTGGATCAATTTGTGGAGCTTTTGGTTCAAAACAAGATGGGCAAGTTTTTAAATTATTCCATTCTTCTCTAAGTTCATGGAGTTTATATTCAAAACCACATCTGTCGCAAAGTGCTTTTGCGAACTTTCCAACAGCATAAGCCACTAATAACTACTCCTCATAGATGGCTTGATACGAAATGATGCTCTATCCTCGTCTTGATCAGCGGCACGCCTAAATTCTTCTTCGTAAGCTGCTTTAAGCATTTGCATACGATCTGGCGCTCTTTTTATTGATATGTAGTAAGCCAATCCTGCCGCAAAACATGGATAGAAACGAAAAGGCATATCCATAGTATTTATAGCTGTATCAGCATCATCCATTCTTACTATTTTGTTGAATAATAAGACATCTGTAGAATTTTCTGGGGACGGCCAAACTTTTATGACAGGTGTTGTCAACTTGTCAAAAAAGAATTGAGAGGGTCTGCTTTCTGTAGATTTATTTGGTATGTTTAAATATTCAGACCTGCTTATCCTGGTCATGCTTGTATCGGTAACTTCGGAATTTACAGTTCTACGCAAAGACATATCAAGTATATCTATTACGTTTGCGTTTAGTGTGTAAGACTCAGTACCTTGTGTTAAAGCTTGTGTAGTTTGTTCAATTGTCCATTGATTCAAGCCTCTATTAGCCCATTCAGCCAACATCAAATTTATAGATCTTTTTGCTGTTCTTAAATCGTAACCAGTCCTAAGTTCCAAACCACATCTTTCAAATGCTTCTTCTACGAACTCCGTTACATTAGGCTCGAAATCTGTACTGCCTGAAAGTGCCATTATTTTTTCTTCTTAGTATTCTTCAAAGATTTTTCTATTTGTGCAGCCTGTTTAGCATGCAATCTAGAAGCGCCTTTTAACTCTTTAATAAGTTTTCTTTTTTGTGCTATTGATAAATCAGCCATTATTCATCCTCCGCGTATAGATTATCAAAAATTCGGTTTACATCCAACGTATAGTCTAAATCAGACTTTGAATAATGTATATGTGCAGATGGTTTAAAATCAGGAGCGCCTTGTCCTGTTTCAAACCAAGCGGGGTGTGTAACTCTTACGCGGTTGTTTGGTAACGCCACTATATTACCTGTCCATTCACCAGCATCTAATAGTTCTAATACATGACTCTGTTTGTGCTGTGCAGGATCATCAGCTATTTCATTTTCTGCATAATCAACAGTAAACAAATATTTGGCTGGATATAAATTACCATCTATTTTGGCAAGCCAGGGACAAGGTGTAGCTCTATCTAAGACATAAACTGCATGATGATGTGATGAACAATCCCATGGCTGTGCATCGTGAACAGCCATTGGCTCTGGCCAATCTTCAAAAGGTGTATCGCCTACGAGTGCAGTTATTGGCATTCTTGCCCACATGGCTCCACCATGTACGTTTTCTTCTTCTTCTCCTTCAGCTGGAATACCAGTAAAAATTACTTGAAAACTCAAGCATCTTGTCGGCATGGTTGTTACCGCTATTGCCATAGCATGTAAGAATTCACCATGATATTTTTCATGGTTATGAGTGTACTCTTTTCTAACCCAGCATTTAAAATGAGGTATATTGCTTTGTAAGTAGGCCACTATCTACGTGATCCAACTCTACCGCCTCTCTTATAGCCTTTTGATTTCATCGCTTTGCCACCCTTTGCATATCCTTTTGATTTCATAGGTCCGCCTTTTTTCATCCCTTTGGATTTCATTGGCCCACCTTTTTTCATACCCTTAGACTTCATAGGACCGCCTTTTGCCATACCTTTGGACTTCATAGGTCCGCCCTTTTTCATGCCTTTACTTTTCATAGGTCCGCCTTTGCGCATTCCCTTTGATTTCATCGGTCCACCCTTACGCATGCCTTTAGACTTTACTTTACCTCCAGCTGCATAACCTTTTGTTCTTTTATACATTTAAACCTCTACTTTTTTTTAGTTGCTTTTTTCTTTGCAGCTGGTTTCTTTGCAGCTGTTTTGGCAGCCTTTTTCTTTGGCATGTTCAAATAAATTCTTGTCTCTTCGACAGGCTCATCTGGCCTAACTTTAGCTTGTTGT